TGGTAGCCGGCATAAAATAGAAGCGGCTAATATGAAGCGCCAAGGAGTTAAACGAGGTGTAGCTGATGTGATCCTTCAGATACCGAAGAAGGGGTATGCTTCCCTTTGTTTGGAGTTCAAGACATCGACGGGAAAACAATCTCCCGATCAAAAAGAATACCAACGCCAAGTTGAAATGGCAGGTAGTAAGTATGTGATTGTTCGGAGCGTGGAACAGGCTATCCGGGAATTGCAACTGTATTTGTGTTAATTGATTACCCCTGTTATATTTTAGAATAAAAGTTATGACAGAATTGAAGTATGACCCTCGGAATTATCGCATCCACACAGATAAGAACAAGAGATTGATTCGTAAAAGTTTGGAGGATTGTGGAGCGGGGCGTTCTATCCTTTTCGATAAGGATGATTGCATCATTGCAGGGAACGGAGTGTACGAGCAAGCGCTGGAATTAGGCTTACCGGTTCGAATTGTGGAGTCTGATGGTACGGAATTGATTGCTATCAAGCGTACAGATCTCTCAACTGAGGATTCTCGGCGTAAGGCGCTTGCTCTAGCTGACAATTATACCTCTGATACGTCTGTATTTGACTTTGACGCGATCGTTGAAGATTTCGGTGCCGACGAGTTGGATGCTTGGGAGTTCAACATTGATGATTTGAATATTGATGATGTTTCAGTAAACGATGTAAAGCCAGATAAGGGGCGTGTCGGCAGCCTGAAAGAACGTTTCATTATTCCTCCTTTTTCTGTACTAGACTCTAAGCTTGGAAACTGGCAAGATCGGAAACGTGCCTGGCTTGATCTTGGTATAAAGAGTGATGATGGCCGGGAGAAGGAGATTACATTTAGCCGATCAGCGCAACCACCCCGAGTATACGAAGCCCGTAACGTAATTCGTGAAAAAACAGGTGCCGATCCGTCGTGGGACGAATTGCAGAAGTATTGCCGGGATCATGGTATCCCGTTTATGGATGGAACCTCGATCTTTGACCCGGTACTGTGCGAGCTGGCCTACCGGTGGTTTAATATTCCCAATGGTTGTATCCTGGACCCATTTGCTGGTGGCTCCGTTCGTGGTATTGTTGCATCTATGTTGGATATGACTTATTTTGGTGTTGATCTAAGGCCGGAACAGGTCGAAGCCAACTGTAAAAACGCAGTTGAAGTATTAGGGGAGGAGTTCGGCGGGAAAGGCGGTCATAAATTTGCTCCTCTGTGGCTTTGTGGAGATAGTGTAGAGATAGATGCCCTGGCAGAAGGTTATGAGGCAGACTTGGTTTTTAGTTGTCCTCCGTATGCGGACCTAGAAGTGTATAGTGACGATCCGGCAGACCTATCGACGATGGATTATCCTGAATTCCTGCAAGCGTATAAAGAAATCATTAGGAAGAGTTGTTCGCTGTTGAAGCCTAATCGATTCGCCGTGTTTGTAGTAGGAAAGGTTCGCGATAAGAGTGGTGTGTATCGGAGTTTTGTTCCTGATACGATCGCTGCGTTCCAGGAGGCAGGCTTGCATTATTACAATGAGATGATACTGGTTAACAACATAGGTAGTCTGGCTATGAGAGCCGGAAAGCAGTTTAGTAATAGCCGAAAGATTGGTAAGCAGCATCAAAATGTGCTTGTATTCTATAAAGGGGATCTGAGTAAGATTAAGGAAAATTTTCCCGAACTTGATTTCTCGAATGATGATTTGTTTAAGGAAGATTGATAAATTTGGCGAATAACTAGAGAAAAGGATATTCGCCATGAAAATAAAATTATGTATGATTTATCGTGAGGTTTTAGCGAAGAGATTAGAACGTAAACGCTTGCAAATTGCGGAGTTGGAGAGACAGATAAATAGTGAAGGTGTTTCTTCATCGGTGGATAAGCGTAAATATATTGAGTTGAAAGCTATCGTGAATGAATTGGAGAATTGCCTTGATATGGCGGATTCTATGTTTAAATTTAGTAAGGAAGAAAAAGGAGAGTAGTATTTAATGGCAAAGTATAGTCAAAAATTGGTGGATCGAATTTGTTCTCTTATTCGGGAGGATAGCTATACTATTGCCAAGATTTGTGATTTGGTCGGTATAAACAAGGATACTTACTATACTTGGATGAAAACAAAATCCGACTTTTCCGACTCTATAAAAAAAGCGGAAGACGCACGGATGCAATTCTTTGTTGCCGAGGCCCAGAAGTCTTTATTAAAGAAGATTCAAGGTTATGAGGTGGAAGAGTCGAAGATCACGTATGTCGATAGTGGTAAACCTGTGGTTGATGAGAATGGAAAAGAGAAACAGAAACCTAAGATCAAAGAGAAAACTATAGTCAAGAAGCATATCCAGCCGGATACCGCTGCTATTATTTTCACCTTGACAAATGGTAATCCAGATCGTTGGAAAAACAGGCAGGATTCTAACATTAGTGGGCTTACTCCCGTAAGTAAGTTTGAGGGGATGACCGATGAGCAATTAGAGGATTTTATCTATGGAGAAAAACAGAAGAGAGATATTGTTGTTGATGGCAGAGGCGGCGGATGTGCTGAGACGCCGGAAAGCGAAAAATGATTTTTGGTCATATTGTTTATATTATGACCCGAAATTCTTTTCCAGACGCTTATTTTTGAAACATGTGGCGGACGCTTTTACTCGTGTGTATGATTCTTATCAAGATGGTGTTATTCGCAGGTTGGCCGTTTCCATGCCGCCACGTGCCGGTAAGTCCTATATATCCTCGTTGTTCATCGCTTGGATGCTCGGTCACTTCCCGGAAGAGTCGGTCATGCGCAACTGCTGTTCCGATACGCTGTATAACAAGCTGTCTTACGACACGCGCGACATCGTCCGTTCTTCCCGGTTTAAGGAAATCTTCCCAGATATACAATTGCGTGGTGATAAACAGAACGTGCATGGCTGGAGCTTGGAAGCTGCCCGGCAGGTGAGTTACTTCGGGGCTGGTGTAGGCGGTACGGTGATCGGCTTCGGTGCTTCTATGTTGGCTATGACCGACGACTTGTATAAGAGTTTGGAGGATGCACTATCTGACACCAATAACGAAAAGGTCTGGTCGTGGAAGCAGGGAACGCATGATTCCCGTATCGAAGGGAATTGTTGCTCAATCGACATCGGTACCCGCTGGTCGGCTACGGACGTTCTCGGCCGTATGGAGGAAATGGGGAAATATGACGAAATTATCCGTATCGCCGCATTGGATGAGAACGATTGTTCTTTCTGCGAGGATGTACATACGACAGAGTATTACCATGAACTACGGGAGGAAACGGATGATTCCATTTGGTGTGCCGAGTATATGCAAGATCCAATCGAGGCAATCGGGTTGTTGTTCCCGAAATCGGAGCTTAACCGATTTAAATTGGCTGATATTGAGGGCAAGCAACCGGACGGTGTTATCGGAGCTACCGATGTGGCTGACGAGGGAGACGATGATTTCTGTGCTCCGATTGCCAAGGTATTCGGTACGAAGTATTTCATTACCGATGTGCTGTTTACGAAAGATAATGTCGAGATCACCGAACCGAAGTTGGTTTCCTTGATCCTTGATACTCGTTGCGACAATATGCGTATCGAGAGTAACAACGGTGGTCGCATATTCGCTCTCAATGTTCGTAAGGCCGTGAAGTCAAAGAACGAGAAATGTATCATTCAGGCGAAACCGACAACAGCCAATAAGGATACACGTATCTTGTTGAAGTCTGGTTGG